TATAATCGACAAAACGAAATGTGACGTTTACAAAAACGAAAAGCGACTAATGAGGTGTTAGCGTGATCAAAACGAAATGCGACGAAAATTTCGCACGCACGTAAAAATACCGTTCGAACGACAACCAAACGACGTTCGAACGGTATTTTTTTGTCATAAAAACAGCGATCCCTGCGCTCGTTCTTCGTAGTTACAAACCATCCACTCCTCCTGTCGGCGACGGCTCGACTTCGAGGCGCTAATAGTTCGCTCAATGCGGTGGATGATCCACCCGTTGCGTTGGGCGTATCGATCGATCATATCGAAGGGGAACATCGTTAGCATAAACTTTCCCTTCACCGTTTCGAGCAGACGAAGGAGCTGATCCATATTCTGTTCGTTGAACGTATCTTCGTAGTGACCGCAATCAGAGTTCACATAGGGAGGATCGACGAAGTGAAAGGCCTCCGGCTCATCGTAGCAGGCGATAACATCGAGCGCATTGCGGTTCTCGATCGTCACCCGCTCAAGTCGAGTACATAGCTGCTCCGTAAACTCGTCCTTCGCATTGCGCAACTTCTTGGGCATCATACCTCCGAAGTCGTACCCGAACGTTCCATCTATCATCGAAGCGAACGACATCTTGCAGAGCGCCCAGACGGCCCACGCGCGCTCGACTGGCGTAAAGAACTGCGGGTAGCTGTTGATGTGCCCAGCGTGGGCATGAATGTCCCGGCTGTGCAGCGTCTTCTCGATTTGCTCCTTCAATTCCGGGTAGTAAACCTTTGCCATCCAATAAAAATTCGTCAGCTCCATATTGATGTCGTTGATCACCTCGGCCTCGGCCGGTCGCTTAGCGAATAGCACTGCGGCGCCTCCGCAGAATGCCTCCGTGTAGATCTTGTGGGATGGTATCAGCGGCAGAATGTGTTTGAGCATCGTCTGCTTGCCGCCGTAATAGGAAATCGGTGTTCTCATTTTGCTTTTCAATTAAAATCCGTATCTTTGTGCATCCTCTTACTTACGTACTTTACAACACAAAAAAACGCCCAACCGCGATGGTGGTATTCCCCCGGTCGTGCGGTTAGGCGCCTTTGTGTTAGTACGTAGGTAAGAGGACTACTAACAGGCCGGGGGTATTTTTATCCTCCGGCGCTTTCAATTTATATCATTTAGTTTCCTTTGATATAGCTTCTTTTATCAATATTCATTCTGTTTTTTATTTTATTGGCCTGCCGCAGGACAATGGCCTCGAGCCCGAATGTATCGAGGAGGATGTAGAACATATCACTACACAATAATCAGGATTGAATCAGGAAAGGGAGCCACACGACGGCGCCTCCGCAGAGGGTGGCCACAATATCGCGGAGATCCGTCTTGGCGTCGGCCTTTTCCTTGCCGACAGCCGCCACGATCACCGCAATGACCGAGGCCGTCAGCGCCAGCCATCGGGGGATGAATGCCACCAGCACCAGCAGAACGACGGCCGCAATGTCCGCTCCCAGCGCCTGGTGCTTGTACTTGTCGGCCGGGATCCGGTTCAGCCAGCCGACGATCTTGGTGATGATGTTCTTCATGGTCGTCATGCCTTCTCAACATATATACCCACCAGCGCACTCAAATCGTGGTACACCGCCTGCCCCGTGGAGCGAGTGCACTTGTAGGTCACGCCATTCTGTGAGTAGTATTTTCCCTCGAACAACTCCATATTTCCGTTGTACGGAATCGGGTCGTCCAGCGTTCCGGCTGCCGTCTCGTTGATCTCCTCGTAGAGCGCAGCCGTAAGTTCCGACGGGGCCTGATTCTCCAGCACCGTGGCAATCTGCTGGCGGACCTTGTAGAGCCGCCCTTCGTATAGCACCTTGAATCCGGCGTCGAGCGACTTGCCGATGAACGAAGCCCATTCGGGATAGAGGTCCTTGATCTCCAACGACTGTTCGTCGGATAATGACATCGTATTCACCGCCATAGTGGCGAACATGGCCACCTGCCTGATCGTCGTGTCGGGGATCGGCTCGGGGACATACGGCGCCGGCTCCGGAGTGTACTCCTCCCACGTCACCGTGATGCGGTCGCCGCTGTCGGCGTAAACTTCCCGTAGTTCATTGCCCGGCGTCGTGATCTCCGGGCGATCCGTGTATTCCACGGGCTTGTACCCCATCGAACCGAGGATATCGGGCCCGGGGTTCATGATGACCATCCCGCCTTGCCGTACCTCGCCAGGAGCCGGGATCAAATATCCGTTTTCAAGTTTCGCGTATTGCATAGCTATTGCTGTTTGTTATTCGTTGTAGAGGATCTCCGGCGCGCCGTTTGCCGCCATGTCGTAGCCGCCTATCGACTGGAACAGCGGCTCCATGTACTCGTCCGACAAAGGCATTTGCTTCGCGCTGTCGAGCCAGGAGGTTGCGATCGCCTTGTCGTCCTTACTATACATCAGATTCTGCGGCAGGTACTCAGCGATGAGGCCGATGGGCTCTACCGAAATAGATTTAATCCGGACAAGATCATTAGGTTTCAATCCATAAATGTATAGATAGCAATTTCTGGAAAGTATGTCACTCGGTTTATTCGTAACACCTTCTAAAACATCGGTAGGTTCTGAAAAAGATCCTACTACGAATGTCGTTGTTGAAAACGGGTAGAATAAGAATGAAGAAAGTGATATACGCTCTTCAAGTTCAATACGAACTTTATACTTTGAAGCATACTTTGGAGCATCGCCGACGGTCCTCATAATTTGATAAGCATCATAATTCCCCGACAACTCCAAAATGCCACCATTTGACACAACAGATAGATTAGGAGAACCATTGGCACTTCCCCATCCATCAGTTCCATCCGCAAAATCACTTTGATAGCGTTTTTCAAAATACCTACTCTCCTTCGGCACGACGTACCCCATTGGGTCGCCGTTGTTGTCAAGGGCCTTCACCTCGTCAGCGCTCATGGCGTAGTTGAAGTGGCGGTGCAGGAGGTAGTCTCCTTGGAAATATAGACTGTTATTAGCGAAATAAAAGCCTATATTATAAAAAGATATAGTATTTGCATAAGGTGCTCTCGTAATAAGAGTTCCATCCACAAATAATGACAGCTGCGAATCCGTGGCCACAAATACAATATCATAGATGCTATTCAGATTAGCTGGTTTATTATATAATATAGACCCACATCCATATATTACAATATTTCCAGACTTATCCAAATCCACTCTGGGATTTGTGCTATCACCTTTTGTATTAAACGCTATTTGTAAAGTGGATATAACTTTCGTAGGCCGTATCACACATTGAATCGTAAAAGGCGATTGCTTCAAGGCCGGATCCGTTGTCGAGAATCCGCCCTGCGCCGTGAGAGCCCCGCGCTGCATCCTCTTGGCCTGCCGGTAGGCGGCCATCTTCTGCACGTTGTTGTAGTAGTACAAAAGGCTATTCATCGTAGGTCATGTTGCCCGCACCGAACAGGATGCAGATGGTGTAACTCTTGTTTTCCTCGGGTTTCGTCCAGCCCGTGATGCTGAAATTCTCCGGGTATGAGAATTGCGTAGCCGTAGTTCCCGACGTGAAGCGAATGATCGACGGCTTCGTCGAGTTCTCGACGCTCGCAATATTCAGCGAGGTCAGTTCTCCGCAGACGTACATCGTTCCGCCCTTGACATCGATAGTAACTTCTGCTCCTTCGAGATTCTCGACTATTGTAGCTTTTTCAGCATCAATGTTGGTACGAGCTTTTAATTTCTGATCATCACTTAATGATTGAGCTGTAAATTTTACAGCCTTATCATCGGATAAACTTACAATACCGGGTACACCTATTACTCCTTTAGATACAGATACTGTAACAATACCTGTAGAATTATATACTCCTGCCCAAGTTCCATTAAGTGGATCTGATAAACCCTCTGGGCTTAATACAAATATACTTCCAGTTGAAGCACTCTTTAATATTAAAAACCGGGCCTTGCTAAATTTCGTTTTATCCTCTTCAGTTAAGGTATAAGGGAATTGAGTACCTTCCGGTAATATAAAGAATAGTTCGCTATTAGTAGAAACTTTTTGTTTCTCCTCTTTCGTGTAATCATTGCTTGAAAGGCCCTTTCCTTCCTCCGCGTTTACCTTTTTCTCCAACTCGTCCGTTACGGCCTTCTGCGACATTACGTCTGTCTTGCTCTGTCCGGTAGTTTGAACGACATTTACACCAGAGCCGCCACCAGGCTCTCCCTTTTCTCCACGAGCAGGATATTCAGAAGTAATGTACTGCTGCGTTTCGAGATCGTAGAAAGCCCAATAGGCCATGCCGTCCACCTCCACGATCTTGGGAGGATTGTCCGCCAACGTCCGTACCCGGGCGGCTTCGTCCTCCGCTTTTCGGGTCGCCTCCTCGCTGTTCCGAATCGCCTCGGCCGTATTCTCCTCGCGCTTCGTCTCCGCCGTCTGGCGTCCCGCCTCGGCCGTCTGGCGAGCCGACTCATTCGTCACCCGCGTCTGCTCGGCCAGGGTCCGCTGCTGTTCTGCCGCGACGCGCTCCTGCTCGGCCGTGGCTCGGGTTCGTTCCGACGCCTCCCGGCCCTGCTCGGCCTGCTCGCGGAGCTGCTCTGCCTGCTTCACCGCGGCATCCGTCTCCTCGAGCTGCTCGACCATCGCCAGCGCAACCCCCGCCGCCTGGACAGGCGTCTCGGCATACTCCTCCTCGGTCAGTTTCGAATCGGGATTGTACTTCTTGAAAAGTTCGTAAGCAGATAATCCGTCCTTGCCTGGCATACCTGTTTGCAGGTTAGCCGTGCCGAGGTTCACGGTGGAAATATCGAGATCTCCCGGCGCATGATCGGTTTCCTCGCACGTCGTTGCGACCAGCTCAAAAGCATCGCAACAGTCCACGGCGGTCTGTCCGTCCTTGCCAAAGTTTTCCCACAAGGTGAGCCGATACTTTCCGGTAGATCTATGTTCCACACCGCGGAAATGAGCCACGATCATTTCGGCATCACTTTCTGATATATTGAACGGCAAAGGCATATCACCCAAATATGTGTGATGCATTACCAATCGCAAATCCCTGCCTAAAAGAGGCCGTCTCTCGCCATTCGTGGTGACAGACCATTTGATCTCTATGTCCTTGCCTATTCTTATGCGTTTCATGTTGCGTATATGTTATCTAATCTATTGAATATTCAACGGCAAACTGTCGATGAATGCCGGAGACATGTTTTCCGCAAACTCCCGGAGCAGACGCTCGTCGGCTTCATCAAGATCGACGGGGCCATCGGAGCGAAAGATCCGCAAGGCAAGGTCATGCATGCGGATTCCGCGTCCCGAAAGATAAAGGGCGTCGGCCAGCGACTCGCGGACATCGAAGGTTCGGGTCTCGCGGTGAGAGATGCCTGTGTAGATTTGAAACTCCTTGAAATTGATCTTTGCCATGATGCTATATGATTTTACGCTTGATAACTTAGACTCAAAATCCACAACCCTAAAGACTGAATATAGGTCAATGTTCCGGTTCGACGGCCGGTCCATGTAACTTGAGTACGTCTGGTATCTTCTCCGGTAGGCTGAATGTACTTGCCGCCGGAGGAGTTCACAACCACAGTTTTCACAGCATACATTTTGTGGATCTCAATTCTCTGGTTGGGCTCAGGAGAAGATGGCAGATTTACGGTAACATTTCCGCTTGTGGTGTTGCAGACGATAAAATGGTCGTCATTGGTTGCGGTATATGTGGTTGTCCCTGTCAGGACACGAGATACAGGCCGGAATCCCACAAAAGATCCCTTTGCAACCTGGATGGCTACGTTCTTTGCTCCGCCGGACACGCTCACATGGATTCCATAGCGATTCCTGGTATCCGAGGATCCGCTGTTTTCGATCCGCAACGGACAGATGGAGTTCGGGAAGGCCGATGGCGGCAAAGAGTTCACTCCCAACCAGGCCGCAGTCCCTTCAGCCGAAGAGAGAAAGCGGATGGTACTGTACGACAACTGCAACTCGGACTGGTAGGTGCCTCCGTCCGGAGCTTTCGCCACAAGGTCCCGGTCTGACACGGTGAAGCCTCCGATTTTGCCGCCATCGGCATACAAGGACTTCGTGAACAACGCCCCGTCGCCATATATCCTTGTTGCGGCCTTATCAATGCTTTGGATGTTCTCGGCCCCGGCAAACATCATCAGAATGCCGTGCGTCGGGTCTTTGAATCCCGCGTTGTTCAGGGATTCAACCCCTCCGCCATACAATCCGGCCACCACGGCTGCAGCAGCCTCCGCAGAGTCCTTCACGGCCATCAGCCGCGAGAGGAACACACCGTTGTTGTCCACGACATTGTTCGGGAAGACCGACTTCAGGTAATCGAGGGCCGCGACGCCGTCGGCAAGCTCTTTCCACTCGCCCATGGCGGAAAGGCCTTTCGATCCGGGGCCGAACAGCACATCGCCCTGGATCAGCAGGCGGCGCCGGTCCGTCCCCTCCTGTTTCCGGTATGCGATCCACGAAGCATCTGCAGCCGAGAGGTCCCTGTCTCCGAACAGCACATCGCCGTGGGCATAGAGATAGGCCTCGCCGGTCCGGGAATCCGCTCCCATCCCGACGAAGTTCTTCTCCGAAAGCGAGTAGCTGTCCAGAAGGGCATATACCTCGACGGATCCATTGAGCGGATTGATGACAATGGCCCGTTGGCGGGCAGGGTCCGTACGGTTACCGAACTGTGCGATCTCGTCTCCTTCCAGGGGAATCCCGTCGCCGTCGGCATCCTCTTTCGAGAGATCCACATAGTCGTCGCCCACAGCCACCACAAGGCGCCAGTAATACGTGACGACCGAGTGTTGTGCGGCGTCGTAGCGCTGGCACCGAACCTGGTCGTTTACCACCAGGCCGCAGAGTCTGCGCCCCTCCTTCGTGTCATAGTAGCAGCGGTAGATATCGCCGAGATCCTCGACGCGCGCGATTTCACAGCCGCCGTTTGAGAAGACCGTGGCCCCAACCTGGAAGGTCACCTGATTGATGACCGCCGTATTGAATACGGCCTTCCTGCGCGCCCGCAATATGTCCACCTCGGCCACCGCATTGCCGTTCTCGTCCCGATAGAGGCCGAATCCAGCCCCTGAGAAATCTCCCCGGCGGAAATCTTTGGAGGCGATGGCTCCGCCAACTGTTACGTCCTTGTCGAAGATGACATTCTCCTCGACGGCCCCTCCCCGCCGCCTGTTGAGGAACTCCCGTTCGCTCTTGCGCGACGAGTAGATCGTCGTGTCGCTGGCAGGTGTCTCCTCCCATGAGCGGATCAAGTCGGGGAATTCCGACGAAACCTGTTTGGTCAGCCGCTCGACCGAGGCGATGTTGCTCTCGATGCGGTTGATGCGGCCGGTTGATAGCACGTCGCTCATCTTGAGCGTCATGCTTCCGGGACGGACGAGCGGGCGCGAGATCGACACGATGCGTGTATCGCGGTATCCCGTATCGGGGAAGAGCCCGGCACTTTCGATCCGAACCCGCTGGCCGGGCCGCAGATCAAGGCCTCGGCGTTTGATGACCGTGAAGTCGGTCGAGGCCGTAAACTCGGACAGATCCTTTCGGTTGTCGGCCATGAACTGATCCACAGCCATCCTGTACTCCTGTTCCGCGGCCGGGTAGTAGTTCTCGGGCATGCGGATGTTCCAGAGGATGTACTCGTCTCCCGGAGCCGGAACCAGCGGTTCGGACGGCAGTTGCATCGCGTCGTCATAGGGCCACTGGGTGATGATCTCGAACTCCTTCCGATCCGCATCGTAGTTCACCTCGAACTCGCGGCCGCGCAGCTCGCCCGACTGGAAGGTTACCCGCTTGACCAGTCCGCCGATCTCGTACTGATTGGGGTCGAACGGGATGTCGGGGTCGGTGAAGTACCAAATCGTGAAGGGCTCACCGTCGTCACCCGTTGCCTCCTCGTGGCGCACCGTGCCTACCTGTCCGACACGCCGGGGATAGATCCCCTCGAAGGCTGCCTGCTCGTAGTGCTCAACGATGCCGAGGTGCACATCCTGCTCGACGTACGTCGCCCCGTCGGGCAGCTGCAGACGTGTATGGCCGTAGTCGTCGGGGTCGATGTTGCGCGACGAGCCCACCGGGAAGAGCCGCGTGAAGAACTTCACACCGTCGGCCGTCGTGCGCGAAATGCCGCCCAGCAGCCCGTTGCCGTACGACAACGGGATGGGCTCGCCGAACTCGCAGCGCGAGATGTTGAGCGTCATGCCGTCGAACCACCACTCGGTCCCGGCTGTCCCAGAGAGCTCGGAGAGGGCGTCGGAAGCGTATTTGCCCGTGTAGTCGATGTCGATGTACTCCGAGACGACCACCTCGCCGACCTTCCAGTCGGTCGTCCCCATCCGGCGGTTCAGGTTCGCCACGATCAGCGCCGCGTGTTCCCGGGCCGGCGCCGACAGGATCAGCACCGGGTTGTCTCCGTCGTCCGGATTGACCATCAGCGTCTGGGCAGCCAGTCCCTCGACACCGGACAGTCTGACCGAATAGGCCCACTCCCGGCGGGCGTTCATCGTCGGGACGTAGCGTTCGGTCACCCAGTAGCGCCGTCCCAGGAACTCCGCATAGTCGTAGACTTCGAGCGTGACGCATGCAAATGCGGTGAAGGAGAGCGACAGAGTGCTCTCTTCCTGAATGCCGAGCGACTCGGCATTGCTGCTCTCGGGAGCGACGGTCAGCTTGAGCCGTCCGTCTTTCGAATAGATATCGAGTTTCATTCGCAGGGTGTTTGAACGTTATTCATCGGGTTGAGGGGCGAGCTCTAAGGCGGGCTGCGGCTCATGGAACTTCACCGTGAAGGAGGCTGCGACCTCGCCCCGGCCGAAGGGTACAAGTTGCGAATAACCGGGCGAAGAGACCATGTATACCCGGAACTGCAGCCCCACGTCCGTCAGGCGGAGTGTCAGCCACCCGTCGTCGCCTTCCTTCAGGAAGCGCATGAAGGCAAAATAGCGCGTGAGGAATGTCCGGGCATCGGGTGCTGCAATGGCGAACTGCAGCGTGATGTCGCGCGCCTCGTATGCCTGTGCGACCACATCGGGAGTCCGTTCTCCATCCTCATCCTGAAGCGACACCTTCGGTTGCTCCTTGAGGCCAGGGAACTGAAGCAGCGAGTCATAGTTGTCGTTGCCGTCCTCCTCTTTCTCCGCAAGGAAGGCTCCATACTGTGTATATATGTCTGTCCCGTTGATCAGGAACAGCCCTGCAAGCACCTTTTCCATATCATTTCACCTTTATGCCCTCGCGGTCGAACTTCGCGAGCATCTCATACATCAGCGGCAGCGTATCGGTATTGATTCTTATCCGGTTCAGCGCTTCGAGCGATCTGCCGAGAACCGGGACAATCCCCTCCTCGACGGCCCTGTCCACATTCGCCTCATGGATCTGTATCGATGTAACAAGGCCCTCGACGCGCGAGAAGGCCTCCTGCGTTACGGTATTTACCGCTCCGGCCTTGCCGCTCTGGGAGGTTCCCTGTATGTCGTCGATGGAGAGTCCGGCCTCGGCCGCGATACGGCGGAACTCCGCCCATAACCTGTTGAAGTCATCCTGCTGCCCCATGGCATCGGAGACCAGCTGCTGCATGGCGTCCGACCATTTTGCAAATCGTTCTTCATCCGACAGACCATTCTCCCGGTTGATCTCGTCGAAACGCCGCTGAGCATCTTCGAAGGCCTGCCCGATGGTATTCGAATAGATCATGTCCTTGGCCAGCTTCCGCATGGCCTGGCCCACGCTCTCCACGAACGATTCGGCCGCATCCGTACCGTTTTCGAACGCATCAACCAAGGCGTCGGTCAGCGTATTTCCCAGATCGCCGAATATATCCTGCAGATAATCGTTTACTGCACCGATCGCCTCCTCGTATGTCTCCCAATCGTCGACCAGAGACTGCAGCAGCTTTCGATTCGCATCCGACAGATGCTTGAAGGTGTCTCCGCCGTTCTCGACAAACTCCTTGAGTGCCTCCATGTTGAGCTCTCCATCGTCGAACAGCTCCGGGACAAGACTTCCCAGCGACTTGTATTTGGCTGAACGGAACCAGGTCGAGTGGCGGGTCTGCACCTGCATGTTGTAGACCGAGTCTGCAACCGTTTCCCAGGTCTTTGCCACCTTGTCGAGATTGGCCAGACCCGTAGAACCCTTGCTGAACGAATCGAAGACCTCCTTGCCTCGGGTCATGATCTGTTCCTGCGTTTCGCTCAACCCGTCGAGGGCGGTCCGCACGGCCTCGACGTTCTGTTTGTAGCGGTCGTAGAGCCGATCCCCGAAAATCGAATCGTAGGCATCCGAGTCGATCTTCGAACGCTCCTTCATGATGCGCAGCTCCTCGTTGAACTCGCGGGCCAGACGAAGATTCCGCTCCATGGAGCTTTCCTGGTCGCTGAACAACCCGACAACGGCCGTGATAACCTGTACGGCAGCCGCAATGATTGTCAGTATCACCGAGGCCTTTTCGACATTCGATATGGAGATTGCAGCGGCATTGGCCATGGTTTGGATTCCTCCGATCATGGTGATGATGGAGGAGGAGATCTGTCCGGCCAGCTGGAGAATCTCTCCGCCCGTGCCTCCCACCTGGTTGCCGATCTGCTCGAACTCATTGCTTGCATCGCGGAGCACCTCCTGGAGATCCTGCCACTTCTTGATTGATTTGTCGTCGGGAGAAAGAGATTCCTTGGCTCGCATCTTCTCTAACTGAGCTTCGACTGTTGCAACTTTACCTCGGGCTATTCCCAACGTTTCATCATCCAGATAGGCAGAATCCTGCAGTTCATCCAACTCATTATCTACACGCACAAGTAGTTTCTCCAGATCCTTAATCGACTTGGATACAATGAAATCGGCCCAGGCCTCGAACTGCGGAAACTGCGAGGCGAACTTCACATCGAACTCATCGAGGGCTTTTTGCTTGGCCTGTTGTGCCACCTCCTGGTTTTGGGGGTCTGCAGCGAGTTTTGCAATGTCGGCATCGTATTTTTGAGCAAGGCGCAGACGGCCTTGCTGGTAGGTTTCATATTTCTGAAGCAGCTTCTCATAGGTTGCCTCCTCCTTCTTGTCGACTTCTGCCAGCTGCTTGTCCCGGAGTTGTGCTGCGGAGGATGTGGCTGCGGCCGAAAACGCCATCACCTGTTTCTCTGCTCCAGGATCGACATCGGCTCCCGATGCCCGCAGCTTCTTGATAAGCGCGAGCATCTTACGCTCCTCATCCTCATATTGCTGTCGTTTTTTCTCGTATTCGAGCCGTATCTGTGCCCGTTCCTTATCGGCTCCCTCCTGCATTGCAGCAACCGACAGTTCACTGAGTTCCTGCCGCTGCTTCAATACGGCAGCCTGGTATTGTTCGCCAAGTTGGTCTACGGAATCCGTATTCTTGGATTGTTTTTTTTCACTGGTTGGGTTGTCGTTCAGCTGGGCTTTTTCCGCTATGGCGGCCAGTTTGGTCCGCTGCTCGGCTATGAACTGCAGGAACGCTCCGAGGTTGCCGTCAAAGCGCTCCTTGATCTCATCGATGACCTCCTCGCCACCATCATACTTCTTGACCTCTTCGAAAATCTGCTTCTGCAGATCCTCCATCTCTCTACGGGCGTTCAGCAACAACACCTCCGCCCAGGTAAGATCCTTATATGGCTTCGAGGCATTTCCCCGCTGTGCCCAGGGGGTCGCCTCATAGATCTTGCGTTTGGCTGCAACATCTTCCTGGAATTTGAGGTATTTATCATAGGCTCTCTTATACTGGTCGATGTTCGCCGTCGTATCGAACATCTGTCCCTGCTGCTCCAGGTCGACCATGCTCTTGAATGCCGCCTGGGCTTTGGCGTATTCATAGATGTTTGCAACGAGCGACTTGTAGGCATCGCTGGCTTTCCCGACCATGATCTGCTCGTCCGAAAGATTCTTGAAATAATCGGGATATTCGTCCTTGAGCCTTTTCGTTGCTTCGAGCCGCTCATCCATGGCCCGGGCATTGTCCGTCGCCGCCCGATACAACAGATTCAGTTTGACAACCTCACTTTGAGCATTCTTGCTGCCTTCGAGCATCGTAGCATGAAACGCTTCGGCCGAACGGGCCGCCGCATCGAAGGCGTTCTTTCCCCGGAACAGGCTCGACACGAAGTTCCCGATCTCCTTGCCATAGACGACGGCCAGGGTAATGCCCACGGCCAGCAGGGTCTGGAAGGATCCGATTGACGAAAGCACCTGCTTCCATACGGGTGTGGCTTTCTGACCGCTCGCTGTGAGCAGGTCATACTCCTTGCGGGCACGGGCCAGGTTATCTGCAAAGATCGGCCAATTGTTCGAGATGGCCATGAAGAACATCTGCAGACCCATGGTCAGCGACGGCAGCTCGCGGGCCATCTGCTGGATCGACATGTTCAACCCGTTGTAGGTGCGCTGGACGGCCGGCGCATTCACGGGCATCAGGTCGGTCTTCTTCGCTGTGTTCTGCAACGCCTGAATCTCCCGCTGCAACGTCTCGATCTGCCGGATATTCTCCGTCTGATCCATCTTCGGCGTCTCGGCCATGACTTTGTGCAGTCGCACAATCTCCGCTTCAAGCGCCTGAATGCGCTTCTGTGCGGCCGATGCACTCTTCTCCACACCCTCAATCCCGCCGGAGACTCCGGAGAGTCCCTGGCGGGTATTGTTCTTCACGAGAAACTCAATCTCGACGGGTTTTATCATATCTTCAACTTCGATTGAAAGATTTGTTCGGTTGTCATCCCTCCGGACTGCTTGTCGTCGGAGAACTCATAGTGCGGCGCATCGGCCAGCATCAGGGTAAGCGTCTGGAAGTTCACCCGCCACAGGATGTAGTGCACGGACCATCCTGTTGCCGAGGCGATCTGCCAGATGATTCCGAACGGGCTATGGGAGCCTTCCTGAACAGCTCTTAACTCCCGCTTATCGGACTTTTTTGGCTCGCGGCGGGCCGAAACGGATTGAGTGTTTCGGCCGAGGCGATAATATTGGTAAAATCCCGGGTACCGCGCAGCTTCTGAAACCATCGCTGCGCCTCGATCAGGTATTCGGGCGGCACCTTCCACCGGATCAGCCAGGCCACGACCGGAGCAAGAATCAGCCCCGAGAGATAGCCCCGGCAAACGGCGAAGGCCGCCATCATCGAGAGTTCGTGGAGGTGTTCGACGAAAAAGGCCCGCTCCTGGTCATCGGTGAACCGTTCTGCCTGCCGGGCGGTGATGCCGAGCTTCAGGAACTGACGCGCGATGCGCATCTGCGACCCCAGGCAGGGCCGGTGCATGACCACCCTCCATGTCCACTCCTTGCCCCAGGGCATCCGGATACGGAAAAGAGGCAGCGAAATCCCCACATCGAGCAGGGCTTCCGCCGCCTCCAGTTCGACGGATCTCTTCATGGCTTATGCGTTGGGCTGCGTGAGCGTTACCGTCGCCTCCTGTTCGGGATCCGACTCAAGGATGAACTTCAGTTCACCGCTGCGCTCGCCGCCCGAATCGTTATTGGAAGCAATCACCGTCACACGTCCGTTGACGATCTCCACGGAGAATCCCTCGGGAACGGCTCCGACAGAGAACGGCCCGGACGCTTCGATGTTCACGGTCTTGCTTCCGCCGGCCGTTTCGAAGGTGAGCGACGTGGGATCAGCCGTGATGAACGGATCCGTCGGCTTGATCGATCCGGGCGAAGAACCGTCCAGCGGGGCAAGCACCTTCAGCCCGAACTCGATGCCCAGGGTATTCTCGCCACCGAGACCTCCGCGAATCTTGGAAGCCCGCAGGGAGGCCCGTTTGAGCAGGATCGTCTGACCCGTACCGGTCAGGATCTTCAACTCGCCCTCGACACGGATCGAGCTGGCCGGCATCTGCCACTCGTCTCCCACGGCCTTACCGCCCATGATGTTGACACAGTTCTCCGGGACGAGTTCGATCATCTTTCCGGTGATCTCGTTTGTCGCGGCCCTGGTCTCGATGTCGAGAACGGGATTGTTGCGAACCTGGGCAGCCCACAGCTCCACGGTCTGGGCATCATCACCGCCCCAGTCGAGACCGTCTTCGGAGATGTAGCCGATACGTTTCCCCGCGAAGTAGATCGCATCGAGAAGCATCAGGTATCCCTGGTTGTTCGTTGTTACCTTTGACATAGTCAGAAAATTTTAATGAGTTTGTGTATAATGTCTGTCTTGTAGGCCCACCAGCCCCCGATGGCTCCGAGGATCATGCCAAGGAGCATCCATCCTCCCCGATGGGCGGGTGAGCGCGTCCGCTCGTCGAGCGTCTGCACCTGTTCGGCCGAGGCGGTCTCGGCCAGCAGATCGTATGCTTCGCGCGCTTGCGTCAGGCACCGCTCCAGGGAGTCCACCTGCCGGGATTGCCTCACCGACGTCGCTTCGTAATATTCGATGCGCCGCGCCAGCGAATCGCACCGCGCCGTAATGCGGAAGATCTCCCCTTCGCGTCGGGCTTCGAGTGTCAGCGACCCGTCGCGTGCGGTGTAGGCCGCGCCTTCGGGGAGGTTACGGAGGTTCTCCTCCGTTACCGTCACCGAGGCCGTCCGCGGAGGTATCACCTCCGAGCGCACTCCCCGCTGTACCGAGATCTCCTCCGACTGCGAGGTCGTCGCTGCCTGCGTCGTCCGCTCGGCGGCGTCTTGAGCGAGGCGATGCTCGTGCCGGGCGGTGTCGGCCCGGATGCCCGTTTCGGTCGAGACCGAGCTCTTCATCGGTGCGCAGCTCGCCAGAAGCGCGACGAGCAGCACTGAAAAGTGTATTGTCTTCATAAGAGGTTCGTTTCCCGATGGCCTTGCGGAGTCGCTCGACCTCCTTGGTCAACCGGTCGATGCGTACAAGCATCTCCTCCTGGTTGGCCTTGAGGTCGATGTTCTCCCGGCGCAGCTGGATGTTCTCCTCGAGGATCTTCTTGTTCTCTCCCGAGAGCAGATTGATCGAGCTTTGCAACTCCGCGAGGAAGTCGTTGTTCTGTTTGCGGCGCGAGAAAATCCAGGTGAACACGCCGCCGAGGAATCCCCCGGGAAGTGCGAAGGTGAGCAGTTGCATCCAGATGCTGTCCATGGTTCAATCGGTGTTTGAAAAGTGTTTACACGCGTTCGATCATGCGAGCGATGTCCGAGATCAGGTTAGCGTATTCCGTTGCATCGGCCGTACAGTAGCCGGCCTTGGCGATCTCGTAGGCGAAGCGGGTTACATCGTTGCGATAGGCCCAGGCAGCCGTATAGCGCTTGGCCGAAAGGACCTTTGCGTGATCGCGGATGCCATCCTCCAGCGTATCGTAGTCCCGGAACTCTCGGTCAACCTCGTACCGGAAGCGTCCGTTCGAGGCCCGGGTGATCGAATAGACCCGCTCGAAGCGGCCGCCTTGCTGGTCGTCCGCGAAATATTCGAACGTCCGTACGGTTTGCCGTTTCCCCGTCCATTTGTCGCCAGCCGTGATACCGAAGAGGTTGTTGCCGATGGCCGAGTCACCCCATCCGCTCTCGAGCGCGGCCTGTGCCGCCACGAACAGGGGATTCAACCCCGTCTCGGCGCAGACCCGCTCGATGGCCGGATAGTATTGGCGTTTGAACTCCGCAGGCTTCATGGCGTTACTCGGTTGCGGCACCCACCAGCGCCATTACACCCGCATTGTCGTTGCGCATGATGTGGCCGCCGGCACGAACGAGGAAGGAGTAGAGATCCCCGTAGTAGTCGGGAGCCTTCTCCTGCTCGAAGGCTTTGACCTCTCCCAAAGCGCGGCATACCGACTGATCGTGCCAGGCGAGGGCGGCAGCGAGGTCCGTGGCTTCACCGCTTTCGCTCCACGCCTTCGGGGCTTTTGCCGTGGTGTAGAGTGCGGAGCGTGAGCGCATCATAACGTTGAACGAGAAGAGCTTTCCAAGGACGCCGTTCTGTGCATCCGCCGAGGCGAGGAACGCCGAGTTCTCGTTGGCCGTGAGGCTGTTGAGCAACTGCGAGTACATCATCGCATCGAGCAGCAGGTAGCGACCCTCCTGGGGGATGTTCTCGTTGTTGAACTTCGTCATAAGCGTCAGCACGTCACCCTTGACGATCGCCTTGCGCTTGCCCGTAGCCGACGGCGTATAGGCATCGACTGCCTCACCCGTGGTTTCGATCACACGCTCCGATCCGGGACTCCAGGAAAAGATGAAGTCCTTGGCCACGGCATCATACAGGGCGAGTTTGTCCTGACGCAGCACCGACTCGCGCTTGTCATACGACAGCTCGACCTTCTCGGCATCGTCGATCAGGACGGGATCGGTAGTGAACTTGTTCAACTCGAACGATACATCCGTATCGGTGCGCTGTTTTACGGTGGCCGGCAGCGTCGTGCGATTCTTTACAACGTTCGAGGCGACCCCGGCCTGCGGGATATGCACGATCTTGCCCGCCTCGACGTACTCGTCGGCGTTGAACGCCTTGGAGAGGAAGCTGTTGGAAGCGAAGAGACCTTCGACGATCGCCCGCGTCCAGATTTCTTTCTGAATTGCCATAGTGTTGTCTGTTTTTGATGAGTGCTACATGTTGGGTTCGGTGCCGAACTCGGCCTTGAACTTCTCGCGGTAGAGTTCCGGGGCCTTGTCCTTGAGCTCGACCAGGCGTCCGGCCTTGTCAAGCTCATTCCACGACTTGCCGGCCAGGTCGGAGAGTTCTGTCGCCTGCTGCCGTTCGCCTTCGCGGATACGCCCGGTGACGGACTGGCGGCGCGGAATGGCGTCGAGCGTGGCCCGCGTGTTCTCGAAGTCCGCATCGAAGAGCTTCAGGTACGCCTCCTTGCCTGCGGCATGGATCCGTCCGTCGGCAATGGCGGCATCCACGAGCCGGACGGCTTCGGCACGGCGGGCCTCCTTGCGCTCGGTCTCCGCACGTGCTGCGGCCTCTTTGAGTTCCTGGTTTTCACGGTCCAGCCGGTCGTGATTCTCGATCAGCTGCTTCACGGCGCCGATCACCTCGGCGTCCTGTGCGGAGTCCTGCAGTTTGAGGATCTCCTTCAAGGTGTTGTCCATATTCGAATCGTTTTTTGAGTGATTGAGTCTGTCCATAAGCCGGATGACGGTCGAGGCATCCGTCAGGTCGAGGGGCTTCCCCGTCTGACGGTCAAAGAGCACCAGGGCGTTGTGGTTGGCGCCGATCGTCACGATGGAGGCCTCGCGGGCCGTCCAGCGCGTTACGGTCGGAAGCGTCTGCCCGGGAAGTTTCAGCTCCTCGGCATCGCTTACCTCCTCGGGCGGCCAGGCGCCCATGGAGGCCATGCGCAGGAATCCGCCTTCGACCTTGCCGGCAATCTTCACCGCGATGTCGTCCTTTTCGTCGAAGAGGGCATCGGCAAGGATCTGCGTTCCCTCGATGCGGATGTTCTCCCAGCGACCGATCGGCAGCTCCCAGTCCTTATGGTTGAGCAGGATCACGGGGTTCTTGCGGAACTCCTCGAGGTTGGCACCGCTGGTGAGCATGCGGAACCCGTAGGTGTTGACCGTCTCGTCGTGCAGCACGAATGTGGGTTGTTTCATAAAAAGCCATCATTTTTCGGCAAAATTGGATCGAAAACAGGCCTCTTGCAAATCGCATTGTATTGGTTTACATTCTATTGCAGTTTAACTGTACTTTGCTGGCAGACCATTTATCCGCGATTCGCTGCGTTCGGGCCAAGGCCTTACCTTTGGGGTGTAAAACCGAGATTTTCATGACGCAGGAATTGGACAACAAGCAGAAAAAGGAGTGGGCAAAACTGCTCTTCCTCACGACGGACCTCACGCAGGTGGAGATCGCCGCGAAGGTCGGCGTCTCGCGGATCACCATCGTCCGGTGGGCCAAGGAGTGGGAAGGCCTCAAGCTGAACTTCCTCCAGACCCGGGAGGCGCGGATCAAATCGACGCTCATGCAGCTCAATGAACTCGACGAGAGCATTGCGTCGCGTGAGCCGGGAGCACGCTATCCGACGGCCAAGGAGGCAGACATCCGGCGCAAGCTCACGGCCGACCTCGAGGCGCTCGAACAGGAGGCCTCCGTTCGGGACATCGTCAACGTATCGCGGGGCATTCTCGACTACATCCGCTCTCTCGACCTGGAGAAGGCCAAGGCGCTCTCGGACTATTTCGATTCATACATACAGGAACGGCTGAAATGGGTAAAGTAGACGACATGCGCGCCTGGAACGAATGGCGTGAATATTACCGGGCACTGAAGCGTGACAAAGCGGTAGACAGCCTCTCTCCCGTGGAGCGGAAGCAGCGGCTCGAAAAGCTCGAAAAGGATCCCGTGGCGTGGATGCTCTTCTTCTTTGCGGAGTATGCCCGGTATCCCTTTACGCCCTTTCAGAAGAGGGCCATCCGGCGGATCACCTCCAACCCCGAGTGGTACGAGGTGTTATCCTGGTCGCGTGAGCTGGCCAAATCGACCATCGTCTTCATGTGCATCATGTATCTGGTGCTGACGAAGCGCAAGCGCAACGTGCTGCTTGTATCGAACAGCCACGAGAATGCCACGCGCCTGCTCGAACCTTACAAGAAGGCCTTCGAGCAGAACGCGCTGCTGAAGGCCTACTATGGCGACCTGCGGGAAGCCGGCAACTGGACCGCCGACGAGTTCTCGCTGACCTCGGGAGCGGCATTCCGGGCGCTTGGCGCGCTCGAATCGCCGCGAGGCACCCGCAAGGATGCTTTCCGCCCGGACACGATCCTCCCGGACGACTTCGATACGGATGCCGATTGCCGCAATCCCGACATCGTGAAGAAAAAGTGGCAATGGTTCGAGGAGGCGCTGATCCCGACCCGATCGGTCAGCGGCGACCTGCTGGTCGTTTTCTGCGGCAACGTCATTGCCAGGGACTGCTGCGTAACGCGGGCCGGTGCCAAGGCCGATCACTGGGACATCGTGAACATCCGCAACGCCGAAGGCCGTTCGACCTGGCCCGAGAAGAACTCCGAAGAGCGCATCCGCCGCATCGAGCAGACGATCTCCACCAAGGCCTTCCAGCAGGAGTACATGAACAACCCGCTCTCCGAGGGCGAGGTGATCAAAGAGGTGGTTTGGGGGAAGTGCCCGCCGCTCGCACGGCTCCAGTTCGCGGTGGCCTATGCCGACCCGGCGCCGTCGAACGCCCGCAACAAGGCGTCGAGCTTCAAGGCAAATTTCCTGCTCGGCTACTGCGACGGGAAGTTCTATGTCTACACGGGCTTCCTCGACCACGTCACCAACGACGAGTTCGTGGAGTGGTTCTACAACCTGCGTGACTATGCGGGCGAGCGGGTGCAGGTCTATTACTTCATCGAGAACAACACGCTGCAGGATCCCTTTTACGAGCAGGTGTTCCTTCCGATGTTCGCGGCGCACGCCCGTGAACGGGGATTCATCGGCATCACGCCCGACGTGCGGTGCAAACCGCCGAAATTCGAGCGTATCGAGGGCAACCTTGAACCGCTGATCCGCCAGAGCCGCCTGGTGCTGAACGCCGACGAACGCGAGAACCCGCACATGAAACGCCTCGAAGAGCAGTTCCTGCTGCTCAACCGGCAAATGAAATCCCCAGCCGACGGACCCGACTGCATCGAGGGCGGCGTCTGGATCATCAACCAGAAGATCTCCACGCTCAGCGAAGGCTCCTATACCATCGGCCGGAGACATCACGCTTCAAAACGTTTCTGATATGGCTTTTCTAACACCTGAAGAGTTGCAGACGCACCTCTACAAAGAGAACATCGAGACCATCTCCCGGGAGGATGATGCGATCGTGGCGGCGGCCATCGATGCCGCCATCGAGGAGGCCTGGGGCTATCTCGGGGCCTATGACCGGGAGAAGATCTTCGGCGCCGTGGGCGACCAGCGCAACGCGCTGCTACTGATCTTCGTCAAGGACATCGCCGTGTGGCACTTCGTCAACCTGTGCAATGCCGGAACGGATCTCCAGCTTCGGCAGGACCGCTACGAACGGGCCGTTGCCTGGTTGAAGTCCGTACAACGCTCGGATACCAAACCCAACCTTCCCGTCGTGGAGGATGCCGACGGCGACGGCAAACCCGACCCCGCCGTCGGAGAGTATATTTTCGGGTCGAACCCCAAACGATCGCAACATTTCTGACCATGGCACAGACTGGCAACAAAACATCCGCCCGAAAGGGCTCCGGCTCGAAAGCCTCGAAGCCGATTGTGGTGCAGCAGATTGTCGTACAGGCGCCGCAGCGCCGCGTCTACGACATCGGAGACTGGCGTACAGCCCTTCGGGCGGCCGACAACGGACAGCCCAAATATCTCTACAACCTCTTTGAGGATATCCTGATCGACGGCGTCCTTTCCGATGCGATCAACAAGCGCATCGAGGCCGTGCTGAATGCCGAGGTGGTCTTCATGAATGGTCAGGGAAAGGAGGAACCCGCCATCAGCTCGATCATCGACTCGACGGCCTGGGAGACGCTCATCCGCGAGATCATGCACCGGCTGTTCTACGGACGGGCGGGTGTGGAGATCTTCTTCAACGGCAGCTTCTGCGTCGAACCCATCAAACCCAAGTACATCGACCTGGACAACCACCAGATCCTGCTCAATGACGTGGGCGACCGCTCGGTGCCGTATGACGAGGATCCCAATCTGCTGGTCATCGGCCGCCCCGGAGACTACGGGCTGCTGCTCAAGGCTGCGCCCTATGCCATCTGGAAGCGCGGCGGATTCGGCGATTATGCCCAGTGGATCGAACTGTTCGGCATGCCGCAGCGCATCGGCAAGTACAGCACCTTCGACCCGCAGAGCCGGGAGTTGCTCAAGAAGGCGCTGGAGGAGGCCGGGTCTGCGCCTTACCTGGTTATTCCGAAAGAGGCGGATATCGAAACCAAAGAGGGGAACTCCGGCTCCGGATCGTCGTTCAACGAATTCCGTCAGGCATCAAACGAGGAGATGCTCATCACGATCCTCGGGCAGACGCTGACCACCATCCAGGGCGAACGCGGCGCCCGTTCGCTCGGGGAGGTGCACCTGCAGGTCGAGGATGCAAAGCACAAGAGCGATCTGCGCTTCGTGCAGCGCACGCTCAACGAACGGCTGCTTCCCATCCTGGAGGCCTACGGCCTGCCTGCGAGCGGCGGCCGGTTCGTCTATCCGAAGGCGGCCGACCCGCTCTCGGTGGACGATATCGTGAAGCTCGCGACGATTATCGACATCCCCGCAGCGTTCATCCACGACAAGTATTCGATCCCAATGCCGGACAAGGGAGAGGCGATTGCGGGCGAGAAGATACAATCGACTGTCGCTCCTCGTTCTGAAGAAGATCCGGACGATGGGATCCGGAATGCCGACAGCCGCAGCTTCTGGCACCGTCTCCGGGATTTTTTCGTCGTAGCCCCGCAGGGCGGGGCAATCGATGGCACAACCCTCATGCGGATGCAGGACAGTGACACGCTCGACGAGCGGCTGATGGGACGCGTGGCCGCCTCGCAGCCCTCGTTCGACACGGAGCTCTTTCGATTCCTCTCCGAAGACCTTTTGAAGGCCGTTCAACCGGGAGCCGACAGCATCGAGAATGCCGACGTCGGGGTTGCGTACGGCGTGCGCGACGATGCCTTGCAGACGGCCATGGAGATCAACCTGTTCCAGTTCTCGGCTGCCAAGACCCTGGCCGAGCTGCAGGAACTCAACCGCCTCTTCCGCGAGAGCGGCAGCTTTGCGGATTTCGAACGCGAAGCCCGCAAGGTCTGCACGGCATTCAACCGTGACTGGCAGCGCACCGAGTACGACACGGCGCTGCTCACGTCCGAGGCGGCCAGCACCTACCGCCGGCTGATGGGCAAGACGAAGCTGTTCCCCTACTGGGAGTACCGGACCGTCGGCGACGACCGGGTACGTCCGTCTCACCGTCGGCTCGAAGGGGTTGTCCTTCCCTACAACGACGCCCGGTGGAAGAAGATCTTTCCGCCGAACGACTGGCGGTGTCGCTGTCGGGTTGTACCGCGGATGGGCCACGAGGTTAAGAAGGAAGAGGTCGAGGCCTCGCAGCAACGCGTGGACGAGTTCTTCGGAACAGCGACTTGGAAAAAGGCCGCAGCGCAGGGCTGGGGCGTGAACCGCGCCCTCACCGGAGAGGTGTTCACGCAGAACCAGTTCTACATCCGCCGCTTCCAGGACAAGGCCTCGAAGCTGCTCGGCCGGCTCTACTACAACGACTGGGGACTCGACTCCTTTGCCAAACGCCTGGCGGCGGCCACGGAGCAGATGCCCGAATACAGCGGGTCGGCTGCTGAGTGGTACGATGCACACAAGACGCTGCGCGACTACAAGGGCCGAGAGGTTGTCATGGACGAGAAGGTGTTCCGCAGGCATACGACTGAGACCTACGAAAAGGTGCGGGTACCGCTGTTGACCTGCATCGAAGAGGTGCTGAAGAATCCCGACGAGGTGTGGTTGAATGATTACCAAAAGTTGTTCAGGAATCTGAACTTTATCAAGTTCTATCAGGGGAAGGTAATCAATGTGATCTGCGAAGTAGATGAGAATCTCGAATATCGGATCACGACCTGGTTTGAGATCGTTCAGTCTCCGAACTTGAAACAGAAAACGCGAAGCAGCCGCCACATAGATCCACGATGGAGATATCGGCGAGGATTGCTCATAAAAAAATCGTAGCGGCATGTCTTTGCGTCCGGACGTACTGTTGTTTGCTGATGATCCTTCATCGTGCATTCTCAACGCCTTGGATAGCCAGTGCCATACCGCTGCTTCGGGTTAACGTACTCATCCGCTGTATCGAGCCCAGTCTTTGGTCCAGTGCCCCCATCACCCGCGAGGGATAGCAGAATTCAATTCACCCCCGGAATCATACGCTTCGGGACAAATATAGCGAATTTTTATGAAAATAGAAATCGACAAACTCCTCGAAAACCAAATGGAGGAGATTCTGCAGGGAACAGCCCAGATCGTTGCCGAGACATCCGTCGAATATTTCCAGAATACCTTTCGGACCAAGAAGTTCGACGGAAATCCCTGGGCACCGCCCCGGGTGCCCAAGCGATCGGGATCGCTGCTCGTGCAGTCCGGAGCGCTGCTCAACAGCATACGTCCCGTTCTGATCTCGCCCGAGCGGATCGTCATTGCGGCCGGCAACGAGAAGGTCGACTACGCCCAGGTACACAACGAGGGTTTCAAAGGATCGGTGACCGTTCCGGCCCATATCCGGCATACACAACGTGGCGACCAGACCGTCCGACAGCATACACGGAACGTAAACATTCCCCAGCGGCAGTTTATCGGCAACGCCCAGGAACTCGAAAACGATCTGCAAGAACGGATCGAGGCTTATGTAAAATCCGTATTAAATAACTGACTATGGAAAAAGAACTCTTCATTGCCCTGTGCGACCAGCTGAAAAGCAAGGTCCCCGAGCTGAAATGGGTCGATGCCGACCAGGGCCAGCTCAACACATCCGAACGTCCGCCCGTGGCATTTCCCTGCTGCCTGGTGGAGATGAGCTACCCGCAGTGTGTGAACCACACGATCTGGGCGCAACGCAACAAGGTGCGGTTCCAGCTGCGGGTAGCATTCAACATTTCGGCTCCGACAAACGCCTCCGCACCAATCGAGGTGCGCGAGAAGGCCCTTGCGCAATACGATACGCTGAAACGGATCCACAAGAAACTCCAGGGGTGGAGCTGCAATCACAGCATCAATCCTCTGGCACGCGCATCGGTAACTCCGGAGAGCCGTTCGGACGGGCTGAAGGTATATCGGATGATCTATGAATCGTCGTTCATGGATTAGCTCCAGTCCCAGCCGGGGAACATCCGCCGCAACTGGCGTTTGGTCGTCCGCTGGCGGATCAGCGTGTTGTAGAACTCATCCTCGGCGACCAGGGCGTTGCTGATCGTGCGGTCCTCGACGAAGAATTCATTGTCGGCAAGGATCTTCAGCACATCGTCGAAACGCCGCCGTTCGAGCTCCGTCCAGTAGTAGTAGCGGGCCGTCAGGATGCGGTTGCGCTTGGCGATCCGCTCCCGGCGCGAAGTGATGTTCCCATCCCCCGAACGGGCCAGCGAACGCGTACGCCTCCGGTTCCCGGCCTTCTCGATGGTCGGATAGTGAAAGAGTATGAGCTGGTTGTCAACGTCCATATCACAAAGATAGTGATTTTTGGAGCCCCAAAACAAAACCGCCGCCGATTATTACGATCGGCAGCGGTTTTTCGGGTGTATAATTCGTTGTACTATTCTGATCTTTGCAGTAAAAACTCTTGACCTCGCTCATCGGTCATCTTATTGCCGTCAATGCGCAATTTCATTGTTGCAGACTCTCCATCCATAGAAACACGACACACAACTACGGGTGGATTGTAGGTGTAATTGCCGACAGCTTCCCCCTGATCCGTAATGGTAGAGCCTCTTTTTTCGAGATATACATACACGCATTTACCTTCGGATTGGAACTCTACGGCCTCCAACCATAACAGATCCTCCGAACTCTCCTGATACACCCAGAACGTCCCTTCAAGAAGGTCATTTTGATTATTATTCTTGTCGTCAGAGCAAGAAATAAATACAGCGGACACTGCAACCAATAAAAGGTAGAAGAATTTATTCATATTGAATTGATTTAGGACAAAACAAATTTATACAATATTTTTCAAAAAAGAAATCCCCAGAGAATTGATTTCCTCTGGGGATACTCGAAAATCATTTGTCAATCCGGGAATCGTAGAAGAAATCTGTTTTCAGATATGAAAAACAGGTTATCCTGATGTCAAATTCCCGATACTCCGGATTTTGCTTCTCCAAATTACTGAGAAGTTCTTTTTCACACTCCCGCTTCATCTCCGCCACCGGCATGCCTTCCTGCCGCGGGATATAGAACCCACTCAAGTAGCGCTTCCGGTATCCGGGCCGCTGGATGATGAACCGCACCCGATACATGGCTCAGTCCATGGCCGCCATCGAGAGCGGCAGCGTGTGCTTGACGCCCCGTTCGTCCTTCCACGAGGCGGAGATGAACTGGCAGGTCTCCTCGGGCCGGTAGGCACCCTGGATGATGTCGGTTGCCTCGATGAGCGCAGGATATCCGGACTTTCGGGCAATCTCCCGGAGCTGCAGCACGCGGCTCGCCTTCAGGTTACCCTTACGGTCCTTTGCCAGGAGACTCATCACCATCTCCGTCAGAGCTGCCGAGTCGTCATCCTTGGCCAGCGAGCGGATGAACTCCTTGACCTTGGCGACGCCGACCTCGACCGTATCGTCCCAGCCGTCGTTCGTGCGGTTTCCCAGCGCCAGCGTGATGCGACCATCGGAGGTGGTGAACTGGTCGCTGTGGCGGTCGGATTTCGTCTTGAACAGCTCCTCCTTGAGCTTGATCAGCGTCTCAGCTTCGGCGAACACCTCGTCCTTGAGACGCCGCATCTCTTCGCTCATGGCCTTGAGCCGAGAGAACTTCAACCGGCAGAACTCGTCCACGGCGGACTTGTAGGCGGCAACATCTTCTTCGCGTTTCTGTTTCTCGGCACGCTCTTCGGCCTCAAGCTGCGCCTTCAGTTCGGCGCGTTGCGCTGCTGTCATTTTCGTGATATCCATGGTTAATTGTTGGTTTTTATTTTCTCGCATAGTCTTGAAAACGAACTCCGGCGTACGAAACTTCTCTGGCATCTCCCGGAGCTTCACGGTGGCCTCATACGCCGCCATCTGCTCGTCTGTCTCAGGGAACAGGTATCCCGAAGACTTCAGGAGGTCAAGGACCGACCGATCTGCCTCATTGTTTCTTGGGGTCATATCTTCGCGGTTGTTAAAGAGTTCGTTTCCCAAGCCTGATGATGAACGTCTCATGCTCCGGAGCTCCCCACTCTGATCGTCCATGTCCGACGGTTATTCCTTTGCATTCGAAGGCCATCCGCCGCAGGGTGTACCCATAAGAGAAGCATACGGTGTCGAACTCCTTGAATCGAGACCTGTTCGCAGGCGGGCATCCCTGGCATCGCTCATTTATGCATCGGCCATCGGCCGTCGGCGGGAGTCTGGAGCACTTCAGCAGCCGTTCCATCCAATAGGGCGAGATTGTGCGATACTCTTCGCGTTTCTCTCCCCGCTCGATCATTTCGTACCACTCCTTCCTGAGCGGCAGATACAGGACTCTTTTCATCTCTTGTCTTTTATTCTGGTTTGTCGTTTTCTGCGCCGTTGCAGCCTTGTCAGCCGCTGCTTGTGGCGATTGTTTAAGCTGCGTTTTATAGGCGCCGATCGACGCCAACGTATCCGTCGATGGCGCGAAGAGTGAAGTCCCAGGAACATCTTCAGGAGATCCATATTCACATCCACTATCGCTCCAGAAAACTCAAAGACCGACTGCCTCATCATTGTAAATTCGTCCGACATCGAAAGGAGAGGTGAAAATACCGTAGCCTCGCTGTCATCACCAGCAAAATCCATCGTTTGCACATCTCCGACTGGTCGGCCGTTGATAAAAAGGGCCGGAGTTGCACGTTCTTTGTCGTTTATTTCCATGATCGTTTCGTGGTTATCGATACAACGGGTTGAGATGTCTTGTCGCCTCATCGGTCTCTTTTTTGGCTTTCATACTTGCCTCCATCAGCAGCGAATCCCTGCGATTGCGGGGGATGAACCGCGGCGCTGATGGGCGCACTTCCCGGCCAACCGACAAATAGCTGCAGCTCGCTGTATAGGGGACTTCCACAAATACGATCGTCTTTCGACATGAGCAGCATCCCGTCAAAAGCAGCGCGGCGACGCACAACAATATCCGTTTCATAGGCTATTCTTTGGTGAAAGTTCAATGAAATACTTAAGCAGCGACACCTTCTCCTCTGTTTCACAGCGGCGGTTCTCCTGCCGCTCGGTGGCTTCCCCGGACTCATGAATGTCGTCCAGCCGTTCAAGACGTTTTCGGAGCTCCTTCAACGGCTTTTGAAGGATCCTTGCCAGCAACGCTGCCTCCCTCTTGTCGAGGGCGAGCATCTGCTCGTAATACCCGGTAAGCGGGATGGGCTCTTTGATCCACTGCATAGATTCTGATCTTTACAGTTCATTTCGTATTCAGTTCGATTATATTGTCCAGCCTGTAATCTGTGATGTTCGCACACGCGATCAGGGCCGGGATCCGGTACAGAGGTTTTGCCGGAGCGAAGTCGTAACGGCCCGAGATCCGACCGTTGTACTTCTCGATCAACCGGCACAACGACACTACGATGTTGTAGGATTTCTCCGGCTCTGGCAGCAGGATGCAGGCCGAGATTCTGCCATACATCCAGTCGAGCTGGTCGTTGTACTGCCGCGAGGCCGCAGGATTGACCGAGTGCAGCATGTTGAAGGCCGTTCCGTGCGCGTATTCCGTCATGTGGCGAATCTGGCCCATCCGCAGTTTGACCTGATGGCGAAGTTTTCCGGCATCGGCAAGTGCCGCCTCGAGGTCGAGAACCGCGTATCCCATACAGGCGACCATCGTAAGCATGCGAACCGCAATCGGCACATATTTCGCGTCGGCCTCGCTTGGCCCCCGATCGAGAATCTGAAGGTTCATCCAGGCTGTGCGCCGGATCAACTGCATTTGTTTGTATGTCATATCCAGTAGCATTACGATTGTTCACTTGTCAACTTGGCAGCTGGCCTTCGCGTAGAATGAGCGGGATCATCACCTTTCGAGGTCGGGAGTATCCCTTTCGGCTCATTGCTTCGAGCTTCGAGATCATTATCTCGAGTTCTGCGAGCGAGAGCCGGGCGAATTCCTTCCCTGCGATTCGATTGCTCAAACAGAAGGCATCGACCACATCCCAATCCGAGGTATCAATACCCAGACGTTGCATTCGGTGCAGGACTGCGGATCGCAAACGTTTCCGCTCGCGATGGAACTCCTCGACGCTTAATCCCGGGTGTTCGATCTCTGCTTCGAGGGCTGTACACATAGCCTCGTATTCCACCTGCTTCATCTCTCGCAGAGAACTCGTCCGGCCCTGGGTAAACCGCATTATGAGGTCCTCCTTTATTTGCTCCCTGTCGCCGGGTATCCGATTCAGTAGTGCGTAAAAGCGAGCATAGCTTGTAGGTTTCCGCTTCATCATTTTGCGTTTTTTGAGAATGGTTTCGGTTTGTTGGGGTCTCCCCAGTATTCCTCGGCTTTTTCGCGCCATATCGTATATTCTCCCGTAGGCCCGAAGAAGCGGCCGTTTGTAAAGGCTTTGTATCCCTCGACCCATATCTTCAATCCGGCATCGTACATTACCGATCGAGCGGCCCGACCTGCCGGTTGTTTTCCGTCAGCATGACTCACGAAGATGAGCATCTTGTCCGGATGTCGTTCCTTGAATGCGATGTACTGACGGTAGTCGAGTTGCGTATACTGAAATGAATCGATGATGACGAAATCCGGAGACTTGCGCTTCGACAGCCGTTCGTCGAGATCTTCCATGGATTCTCCGGCCACCACCTGAAACCGGCGGCCGCAGTCCTGCATGGCATGACGCCGCAGCGCGTTCAGGAATGAAACGGAGAGACCCTCCTCGAGCGAATTGTAAAGAACGCGACCAAATCGGGCCAGTTCCTTGCCGAACGATAATACCGCCGAAGTCTTGCCGTTGCCTGATTTTCCCCAGAAGAACACGACGCCCGTACGGTCGATTTCGCCGACACAGTCGCCCCATCCTCCTTCAAGGCGGAGCGTGGACCGACGGATCGACAACGCCTGGGACACGGAGAGAGATTTTGCCATTACCGTATGATTGAATAGTGATTGAACAGTGTTATTTCTCGGTTATTGCCGCCAGTCGCTTCTGCTTGTGCACTTCGCGCCGCACCCGTCTCAAATCGAACTCGCAGCCGGCAGCATCCTTTACCACGACATTGACCGTCCGGTCGTCTGTGATGCCGTTGGCGCGAGCGATGGCTGCCACCTCGTAGGACGAAGCAGGCGTCAGTTCGATGAATTTGCGGCAGATGCGCGAATGAATCTCGTCATATCCCTTCTTGTTGTAGGCAAGGCCGATCTCCATGCGACGTTTGATATAGCTGGTGGAAATAAAGATGATACCGCAGTAGTTCTCCAGGCGGTTGTAGATGGTGATGAAGTAGTAGAAAACCGTATCGGAAAGTTTGTCGCCCTCGTCGAAGATGAGCAACGGTCGGTCGAGCGTCAACAGGTGGCGCGTGATCCGTTCGAGCAACTCATGCATGCTGCGATCCGAGATGCCAATGCCCAGGGCACGGGACATCTCCCGGATGAAGTCGATACGGTGCATATCCTCCGAACAGGGGATCACGAAAACGTTTTCGTGTTGCGACGCATAGTCGCGTGCCGTTGTCGTTTTTCCCGAACCGGCCGGAGCGATGGCCCATGCGACGTTCTGGAATTGCTGTGCATCGGAGAACAGCTCGGAGAGCTCCTGGTACATCCTTGTCCGGCAGAGTTGCCACCCTTCGGCCCGCTGTCCGGAGATATGCGCCCGTAGCTTCACAAACATCTCGTCGCTGATAGACTCGTACCGGCCATTGAGGATCGCCGACACCGTGCTGGCGGAGATTCCGGTCAGGGAGTTGGCGGCCTTGTTCTGGCTCGGATAGCGGCTCACATAGGCCTGCAGCATCTCGCGGATCTCGTTTTTCTGTTCGTTGGTAAGTTTCATATCCTAAAATTTGCTTATAAGTGATACTTCGTCGAAAGTCATATTGCTGATCTGCTTCTCAACCTGGCCGACGGCAATCGGCTCGCATCGTTCCTCCTGCGGCGGACAGTCCGAAAGAGCTGCATCCGCATAGCGGTCAAGCAGCCGCTCCTGTGCCCGTGATGAGAGCCCCTGCAGGCGCGGCGTACGCAGCCCGTGCTGCTCGGGAGCGACCCCGTGTGCCACCTCCAGCTCGTAGCCCTCCATCTGTCGGAGGATGCGTTCCCGCTTGTTGGCTTCGAGCGTTTCGCGCAGGAATGCCTGCTCCTCGGGAGTCTGCTCCTGGATGGCACGGTGAACGACCGCATAGGGGACAGCCGGCACTACCATCCGCAGGCCGCCGACGGCCGGCTTTGTGCAGAGCCATACGCGCGTCATGTCGTCCGGATCGTAGCGGACGAAGAACTTGCGCGTGGTGTTCGAGCGGCGGAACTCCATGTCGGGATGCCCCTCGGCGTCGAGTACCTCGTAGCTGTACCGTTGTCCCGCGACCTGGATGGTGATACCCGAGGAGGTGAATTCGCTCGGGCGCTCCGTGACGCTCCAGAACATCTCCATATAGTCGTATTGCGAGAGGGCCGGGGCTTCGGGGTTCTGCGAACGCAGATACATCTCCCGGCGGCTCATCTTCGATTCGGGGTGGCGCAGGTCGTTCCATCGCTGGCGGTAGTCGGCATAGGCCGCACACATCTCCTCGAAGGTGTATAGGTTGTCCACGTTGGCCCCGATGAACTCGGAGTTAGGCCTGGAATCACGGCTTGTCGCCGTGATATTCTGTCCCGTGAAGCGCCAGTCGGCATGGAGAACTTCGCGCTGGAACCGGCCAAACACAGACTCGATGCTCTTGGCCTGCGGCGTATGGGGTGCCGTCTTGCGCGTGATATGGCAGATCCGCGACATGAAACTCAGCGAATCGGTTGTTTTCTGTCCGCCCTGGTTGTCAGTAACGATCTCGAAGGGCTTGTGCCCGGCCGTTTCGATGGCCATGCGGAAGGCGCGGCGCTGCAACTCGGCATTCTCGGTCTCTCCAATGCTGTATCCCAGCAGCATCTCGCTGTAGGCATCGATCACTTCGTAGACCATGACCGTCTTCTTGACCAGGCATCCATCCTTGTCGCGCCCCTTGTAGTAGAGATTCAGCTTCGTACCGTCGCCATACCACAGCGCATCGCGCACTCCGGGGAGAATCGTCTGCTGCTTGCGGTCGAACTTCTGACGGGCGGAGAGCTCTCCGTACACCGCAGCCCACCATTTCGGCGCGACATCCGGCCGCTCCAGGTAGGAGGTAACCGAGTTCATCGATTCGAGCGTCTTCCACCCCTTGCGCTCGGCACGCCGGTTGTACTCGTCGAAGATCTGGCGCAGGGTATATACCGGCACACGGCTCCGGCGCAGGGCGATGAGCAGCCGGCCGCCCTCGGGGGTGATCTTCGTCTTGTTCGCGTTGCAGAACTTCTTTGAGACGAGGCAGATGAATCCCTCGCGCTCATAGGTGCGCACCTTGTCTTTCAATCTGGCCTCGTTGTTTGGCAGCGTATGGTGAAAATCCGCCCGCAGACGCTCGGCCGAAGCCAGAATATTCTCCCAGATGATGCGCGTAGATTGTTTGAGGCGGTTGCGGCCGAGGCGTTGTTTCTCGACCTCGGCATGCAGCACATCGAGTACCGAGGCATTCAGCGTGTACTCCTCGACCTTGTCGTCGGGGAGCGTCTCTCCGTTCGGGAGTCGGAATGTTCCCGGCTCAATACCGGCAAAGAAGCGGCGAGCCTCGGCATTGATCACCAGTGCCGGCTTGTCCTGGCGCAGCAACTCCTCCGGATCGCCGTACTTGGCCTCGAACCGTCGGCGGAACCGCTCCGGCAGCGATGAATACTCGATCTGAACGCGACGACCAAGTCCTCCTCCGGAATCGATCTTATTGAGGCGTTTGCGACTGGCTAATTTTTCATAAGTCGTATAAGTCATAACCGCCTCCCCGTCATCACTGCGCGTCAGATCCTCCACCGTGACTGCTATTGTTTGACCGTATCGTTGCATGATGTTGTCTCGTTTATTTGGCTCCCGTGCCGGTATCGCTCCGGACAACCCCTGCGGGTTCACGGGAGAATCGCTATATTTGTGCTGTCAACTACAAACTTTTAGCGATTATGGATAATTTGCAGTCTATTTTTGAGCAAATAGAAAGACTGTCTCGTGAGGCAGAAGCCAAAGAATCTTCGTTTTTACAACATATTCTTCTTGTAACTTCAAGTACCCTCGGCATACTGGTTTCCCTCCATCCATCAGCTCCAGAACACCGATACAGTCGCTGGGTATTTGTTCTGTCAGTGGTAGCACTCGGAATGGCTGTTCTATGCAATACATTCTCCTTATATGCTCGGACCAGACTTGTGCGGCGCGCTCAGAAAGAGCTGTCCGATGAATGTAGTAAAGCCATTCGAGAGAACAGACCGATGAATCCGGTTTGCGTCGGGTGGGAAAAATACCATGTATTCTGCGAGAGAGCAACCTATATATTGCTTGTAGTCGCATTGATAAGCCTCTGTTCATATGCGGTATGTAATGCGTTCGGTGTATAGTCTCACGCCATTACCTTCAGCGTGTCCTCGATATACTGCTTGTCCTCATCCCACAGCGGCAGGTCCATGCGCAGCTTCGTAAGTGTTACCTCCCGTTGGCCGATCAGCCGCACGGCTTCCCTATATAGGTCGGTGTCCTGGTATGCGCAAGCCTTGCCGATGAGGATCTCGGCCAGCTCCGCATGTTTCCTCTTCGTTTCCCGCTTCAGGAAGTTGAGTTCCGCATCCATCGTTCCGACGCGTTTGCCCAGTTCCTTCAGGCATCGGCGAATCTCAATACGATCGTTGGCGCCGTCATAGGCACACATGATCCGGATCTCTTTGCAGAACTCCACTTTGTCCATTTCTCCTGCGGCCATATACAGGTTTTCAATCAGCCGGTAATCCTCCGGTGCGATGATGCGTTTTGTCAGATTTTCGAACTCTTTGCGTGTCATGGTTTATCGTTTTTGGATTTGCTTTGCTTCGTGCCACAATGCCCAGCTTACCGAACCGCTGGCAATAATCGTAAACAGGTGGATCAGGTTCCCGGCGCATACTCCGAAGATGCCACCGAACGCCAGGATCCCGAATATCACCGATCCGACGTAGTTCTCGCGGATAATCCACTGCTCGTTCATAGCTGTGTCGGATTTTGGGTCGGTTTGAAGACGCCACCTCGGTCAAGGGCCACCTTGCGGATCTTCTTTGCGAGATCCGTATTCGTCTCGCACGACAGCGCCCGGCGGATCGTACGCTGGCTTACCTTGAAGAGCTCGCCGAGCACCTTGCGCTCTCCATACTCAAGAATGATTTTTGCCATAATTCGCTTTTTTACTATATTTGTCCGTGAGTTACATATTCGGAACTCGATGCAAATATGGGGATAATTATCCCCGATTCCAAATTTTGTGGGGATAATTTTCAACGATTATGAATAAAATCTTGCCTCGAATTGAAAGTATTGCTAATAATGAAGGCATTACGATAGGTGCTCTGGAACGAAAAATCGGGGCAAGTAAAGGAGTATTATCGAGAGCTATTGCCAATGGAACCGATATACAATCGAAATGGATACAGGCAATAGTTGAAAATTATCCCAGCTATTCGGCTGAATGGCTACTATCCGGCAAAGGTGAGATGATCCGAGAAGAAGCCACGCAACGGGCTACACCAACCGTTCAGGCACAATTCTCGCTCCGCACGGATCATCCTGTCGAAATGCAAAATGTCCCCCTTTACGAACTCGATGCCTCGGCGGGGTTGGTTGCTCTATTCGCTGACCAGAACCGTCGTACTCCCATATCTCACATCCAAATTCCAGATTTACCTCCATGCGATGGGGCAGTCTACGTCCGAGGTGATTCGATGTATCCGTTACTGAAGAGTGGCGACATTGTATTATACAAGGAGATTCCCAATGGGTCAAGAGGTATTCTGTGGGGAGAGATGTATCTTTTGTCATTCACTATCGACGGCGAGAGCTATATCTCGATCAAATACATTCAGAAGGCAGACGACGATCGTTTTGTCCGACTCGTCAGCCACAACCCGCACCACTCCCCGAAAGATATTCCCGCAGACTCAATCCAGGCGCTGGCGTTAATCAAAGCAAGTATCCGGTTCAATACGATGGGATAAGCTCAACGAACCATCGCACACACGCTTTTCGGGGTGGCTATTTTGATCAGCTACCCCGAATTGTTTATGTATTAGCAGATTATATTTATATATATCGTTCGAGTATATGTATTATCCCCACCTTTATACACAATATTTCACACAATTTAACATCGCTGATGATATGATAGCTGTCTGAATAGATTCTATAATACACAAAAAATGTCCGCCCAAATGTCCGTCCAAATGATACTTTTCGATTTTTGTATACAATTTGCGATGTCCGTCCAAGTGTCCGTCCAAATGTCCGTCCAAATAGAAAAAAGACCATATTGGTGCACCTACCAATATGGTCATTTGAAAGAGGATTACGATGCGATTGAACAGTGTTTTGAATGGTTGAACGTTTTGCTGTAATACCATCTGATCGCTCATAACGAAACCCCGCCAGAATTGCCGTTTTATCGGGTTCTGACGGGGTTTTGCATAGGTTGTGCCCGCATTCTGCATGCCTTGTTTGGGGCCGTTTTTCGGGCGTATTATGTGGCAAGTAACATTTCCTATCCGAACGGGCCGTTCAAAAGCCCTGTGAAGTAACACGAAAGTATCACCAAAGTCGCATTTCGATCGAGCGGCCTCCCGGGGAGGCTTCGCACTTATCTCTCTGTATTACATTGCATTTACGGGTTTACTGCTCTCTTCTGCTTTGTCACATTTCGTTTTTACCCCCGTA